TACGTTCAATCTGTCTAATGGAACTCACTCAGTGAACAATGACGCCATGTCTTCAACTATGGAGGCCATCACAGGCAGCTCTGGCGATACAGACAGATGGTATAGATGTGCTGTTATTTTTAGAGATACAACACAGCTAGTCCAGATTTACGTTGATTTTGACACAACCTCTACTGGAACAATTTTTGTTCAGAACGCTCAGCTTGAAGATGGCCTGGCAGCTACTGAATACATCGATTCACCTGGTGCTGCAACAGGAAAGTCAGGTGTCCTCGAAGACTCCCCACGCTTCGACTACACTGATGGTGGATGCCCTCATTTGTTGATGGAGCCGCAGAGAACCAACAAGATAAGGTTCACAGAGGCCTTCAATGTAGATGGCGGTGTAGTAAGCGGTGGGTGGACGAAGGCTGAAATGACAATCACCCCATTTAATGCGACCAGCCCTGAAGGTGTTCAAAACGCTGCTCTTATTGTGCCCAGCGGAGCCGCTGCAGATCACTACATCCAGAGCGGAACTTTTCTTTCTAACACCAATGAGTACCTTACATTCAGTGTTTTTGCAAAAGTCCCGCCATCTGGAAACCAGTATTTATACATCAACGTAGGTGCGGCTAGACTTTTCGGTATATTCAATCTGAGCGGAAGCGGGAGTGTCGAGCAAGTTTCGACAACGCAAGATTTTGAAAACGGTTCAGGAGGCACATTTGCTCCGACTGCAAAAATCACAGCTCTCAGCAACGGGTGGTTTAGATGTTCAATAAGCGGAAGGTCTCTAAACCAAAATGCTGGATATGTTAGAATCAGCTGTGCTCCCACTGATCAAGACAACAAAGCGCAGCCGAATGCCGCTGGTGATGGAAATGGCATGCTTATTTACGGGTCTCAAATTGAAACAGGAGCTTACCCCACATCATATATACCCAACAACGGCACAGCCTTTGTAGGTACGGATGGAGATGGTGCAGAATCTGGAGGTGTAACAAGGAGTCACGACGCCACAAATACAATCGACATGAGCGATTATATGGATGGTGGCGACGTCACTTTGTTTGTTGACCTAGCTGATAACCCTCAGTTGATTCGTGATTCTTCTATGGTAGGCATACTGCTTCGAAGGGCAGGCGCCTTCGGCGGTCAAGTCAAGATCTACAGATCATCCGCAAACACCTTGATGAGAAACGTAGTGCTTTGGCAAGACAACGACATTGATGGCGATCCAACTTCTCATCAAATCGCTAATGCAGGAAGAACCAAGGTAATCATAAGGAGGGTCAAAAGTACAGGAGAGTTTACTGTATTTTACGATGGAGCTCAAAAGTATCAGGCCTTCAACACAAACTTTGGCGTCCTTGATAATTTGGTCATTGAAACTAACGGGCAGCCTTTGGATATAAACTCATTGATAGTCTTTGATAGAGCCCTAACTGATGACGAGGCTAAATCCCTTACAACCGTCTAATAAAGAAACAGAATGAGAACATTTCGCAAATATGAGTTTGGCAGCCAATCAGCTGCCACAACGAAGATCAACCTCTTGGGTCTTGACGAAGACAATGCACCGCGACACTCAGTGGTCCGCCTGGGTCATATCATAACCAAGCCTGCCACTTACGACGACGACGGCAACGTAGTTGAAGCTGCTGTGCTTTCAGACAGCTATCACGTCGACGTGATGTGGGATGGCGAGGCTGACGAAAGCTGGGATGCTCAACTGGTGTGGATTGCGAACCTCGGTGTTCATCACTTCGGTTCTTCATCTGCCAATGCAGAGTACTTCGTTAAGTGCAAAGAGCTGCACCCAGAGCTTTTCCCTGAACCATCTGACGACGAAGAAACTACACCGTAATGTTCTTTGGTCTAGGTCTAACCACATCGTCAACCGCGACAGTAGTATCTAGGTTCGAATCCCTCAGGTCTAAGTTTGCCACGAGGGTTATTCAGAACGGAGGTACTGTAGAAAACAGCGCGTGCCTGGCAACATACATTAGAGATCTTACTGCAACTCATCCTGCAGACCGAGCCTTCGTATATGGCTTCCAGGATAGGGTGTCTATCAATGGTGGGTCAACAGAAAAGAACTCTTGCTTAGAAACCAAAGTAGCTGCTTTTGATGTCGCTCACAGCACAGAGCAAGCTTTGCTAAATGCCTTTGTGAGCAGAGTCAGGCTTGACGGCGGAAATGTTCAAGACTCGCAAGGCGGGTTTGATGACATCGACGCTCTGACCTAATCAGTCTTCTAACTCTCTGTAAAAAGCCTGCACTAACAAGCGGGCTTTTTGCGTTATAGCATATCTGACTCGGTAGTTCATCTTGGTCTCGTCACGGAACAAATGATCCTCCGCAGTCTGACTTGGGGTCAGCCTGTCGAAGTGCTTGTAGATAAACCCCATATTCATCAGCGGATAAAGGACTCTCTCCCCAAGCTTCTTCTTGTTCATGTCGTAGTCCTCTGAGGCGAAGTCCTTGGTAAAGAACTCCAGGTCGTAGGCCCATACTAAAAAATCTAAATGGCTGCTTGAAATATCTCTGGTGTCACAGAACTCTAGCTTTGTGGACCTGTAGTATTTGAGGTAGTTTCTATTCACGTACTTTTGATCGAGTCGTGAAAACTCCCTGAACAATCTGGTCTTACGGACCTTGGACTTAGGCATAATTAAATTCGTATCTTAGAACAAAGATATAGCCATGGAAGAGAAAGACATTACATTCATCGCGGAGGTCTACCATCTTATCAAGGAGATCGAGAGTCTTGTAGAAAAAAACAACATGTCACACAGGGTGATGGCAGCTATGTTTATCGGAGTCATGGACGAATCAGACCTTGAGGATATTGCCGATTCAGGAGAGTCAAGTGGGAACGTAAATATGCGTTCTATGTACAGCTTCAACATCGATGGAGATGAAGAGTACGAGATCATGAAGGGCATCATGGATGAAGCGTATCACTCTCAGCAGCCAGACCTGGGAGACCTGTTAGATGGTCTTGACATATCTTTGAACTGAATTAAAAAACATTTCAGTTATGGATGAGGGTCTGATTAGAAAGATCATCATAGGTCGTGACCCTAAAGATGCCATGGCCTATTATGTAGGCATGAGGGCAGGGGGAGGCAGGGTGTCTGCGATACTAGAAGATGAAAAAGCTCTTGTGAAGTACAACAAGAAGCGGTACCTTGTGTACATTGAAACAGATGAGGGAACACTCCTTTGGAAAGCCATTGATGAGATGCCCTGCATTCTGGAATTTGATTTAAACTTTTAATATGCGATCACTCAAGAAGTTTGTCGTCGAGCTAAAGAAAAGGCTCAACGACACAATGACTCTGGACAACGGTGTCGAGCTGTACGTTGACACTAAGTACAACGAGTTTGAACACAGGGTTACAGAAGGCCCAATTATCTCAGTACCAGCCAAGTACGACATCGGAGCTCAACCTGGAGACACCCTGTACTTTCATCACCTCGTAGTAGTTAACGGAGGTCAGGGTCTGCTGGGGGAGGACGACCATTACCTGGTACACTATCACCCTGAGACAGCAACCGAATCACAGGCTATTGCTTACAAGAACTCAGAGGGGGATATCGTTCCGCTTGGCGGCTGGAGTTTGCTTGAGCCAGTAGAGGAAGAGGTCAAGGAGGATAGCAAGATTATAGAACTGGTAGAGCTCAAGGAGAAGCCAGTAAAGACTGGCCGTGTTGCGTTCACGGCTCCGTGGATTGAGGAGCTTGGTGTAGAGGTAGGAGATGTTGTAGGTATCCCCAAGAGCATGGACTACCGCATCAAGATCGACGGCAAGGAGTACTATAGAACACGTGCCCAGGACTTCTTATACGTAGAGTCATGATTGGAAAGGAATACCTGATGGAGATCCTCGAAGAAGAGGAGTGCCTCACCGCAGACGGATTTGATGACGCCCTTGTTGGCTGTACCTACGGAGCCAACGTGGTCGCCGTATATGACATCAACAAGATGGTAGAGATCTTAATGAAAGACGGCACCGACTATGAAGACGCGGTAGAGTTTCTAGACTACAATGTAGTAGGATCATACCTCGGAGAGAAAACACCTTTATACGTAAACTTTGTCACGCAGGAAGTTCACAACACTTGACGCTTCTTCTCGCCTCATGAACAGCATGGCTGTTGCCATCGACAACATGATTGAAGAAGTCAAGAAGCCAGTAGACCCAGAGGCTGGAGGCTCAGCCCGCAAAGCTGAGCTGCAGGCCGTCAAGCAGACAGCAGTGGACTGCAAGGAGTTAATCATCGAGCGACAGAAGCTTGAGCAAATGATCAAAGAGCTAAGTGAGAATGGAAAAATCGAAGAAGACAAAGACTACTCAGGAGGGTTCGCCGAAAGATTCTCAAAGTGATTGGAAGGATATCGTGCTCGAAAGGAACAAACCTGACTTCAAATTCTGGGAGGAAGCTTGGAATAAAAAATAAACCTATGCGCTCGTAGCTCAGTTGGATAGAGCATTTGCCTTCTAAGCAAACGGTCACAGGTTCGAATCCTGTCGGGCGTACAAATTAAATACAATGGCCAAAGTACAAGTAAACAACTACAAGAAGAAGCGTGTTCGTCGCAAGGGTGTGCACGCCAAGACTAAGCAGTCTAAGAACAAAGCGTCTAAGAGCTACAAGAAGCCATACGCTTCTCAGGGCAGATAAACAATGTCTCCTTTAATCGACGTAGATGGATATGAAGATCAGGGGATTAAGATCGACCCTAACGGTTCGGTGGGCGAGAGTATTGAACTCCATGGGCTTCTTGTTGTCCTCCCGAAAAAACCAAAGCGATCTGAGATACTCTTCCATGAGCAGCCAAAGTCTATGCAACTGTGGCGACGCATTCCTATGCCCGAAGAGTTGCAGAAGATACGAAGTATGGATGAGTGGTACGAGAAGCCTTCGGAGTTCCGCAGGAAATTTTCTGGTTTCATCGAGGGGGAGTTTGAGCGGAGGCGTAACGGTGTTTGGTTTTACAATCATGGCGTCCCTACGTACATCACGGGCAGGCACTACATGTTTCTCCAGTGGTCGAAAATCGATATCGGATTTCCTTCATACCTTGCCTTCCAGCGTGAGATCTTTCTCCACATGGCTGCGTGCGAAGTTGACCCCCGTTGCATCGGTCAGCTTTATACTAAGTGTCGTCGTTCTGGCTATACCAATGTATGTAGCTCTGTTCTTGTGGACGAAGCTACGCAAGTTAAAGACAAGCTTCTAGGGATACAGTCTAAGACGGGTAAGGACTCCCAGGAGAATATATTCATGAAGAAGGTTGTTTCGATTTTTAAATCGTATCCCTTCTTCTTCAAACCCATTCAAGATGGAACTACCAACCCGCGCATGGAGCTGGCTTTTCGCGAGCCGAGTAAGAGAATCACTAAGAAGAATAAGACTTCGCAGAAGGGCGACGCTCTTAATACGATAATCAACTGGAAGAATACCACCAATAACGCATACGATGGTGAGAAGCTCCACATGCTCTACCTTGATGAGGCGGGTAAGTGGGAGAAGCCTGTCGACATTAGGGAGGCTTGGCGTATTGAGCGCACGTGTCTTATTGTGGGTAGGAAGATTGTGGGAAAGGCTCTGGTGGGTTCTACTGTAAACCCCATGGACAAGGGTGGCAAAGAGTACAAGGCTGTATGGGAAGACAGCAACCCTAACGAACGTAACGCCAACGGCAGAACCAAGAGTGGTCTGTATCGTTTGTTTATTCCAGCGTACAATGCCCTTGAGGGGTTCTTCGACAAGTACGGTAACCCAGTTGTGTTAGATCCTGAAGAAGCCGTACCTGGTCTTGATGGAGAAGACATCATGCAGGGGGCCAAGACCTACTTGAAAAATGAAAGAGACTCCCTGAAGTCTGATGCCTCTGAGCTGAACGAGGTGGTTCGTCAGTTTCCGTTTACTGAAGAGGAAGCATTTAGGGACAGCGTAGAGGCCAGCATCTTTAACATCGGGAAGATCTATCAGCAGATAGACAACAACGAAGATCTGTATCCAAACCCAGTGATACGTGGCAACTTCTTATGGAAGGAGATGGACAAGGAAGTGGCTTTTACTCCTGAT